ATCATCAATCTGCTCACGAAGTTGTTGCCCTGCTTTACAGAGTAGAGGCTTCATCTTGCTTTGCAATCATCTCATTGTAAACAGATTTAGGCATCCATTGTAAATTGCCTTGTTCATCATCAAGACACACATTTAGAACTTCGTTGCCTTCATAATCAATCGATGTGTATTCAGTAATTTTCATATCATAACTCCGCACTAAATCCGAGATACCAATTGCCTGAGTTATAGGCAACTAGAGCCATTGGTCTGTAATTTGTTAAACCGCCTGAAGTTCCAATATCAAAACTTGCATCATCGGTGGATGCGACACCCATTGAAAATGAAGTCAAAGTTGTATTTGTAGTTCCATCAGAAGTGAAATAGTTTCCGACACTTGCAGTTTCTATTGCTGTTGGAGCAATTCTCATCGATACGGGGAAGAACAATAAAACTCTGGCGGCGTTGCTTGCTATTGCTGCACCTCTAGCAAAAGTGACATAAGTGCTGTTTGAATAAGTGCGATAATAATACCTTTGGCAAGCAGCCAATTCACCTTGAATAGTTCCTGTTGCAGTTTGAAATGGTGTGGCAGTTGAGCCTGCTTCTACCTGCACGCCCCATACCTCAAATGTATTGGATTGAATACCTAATGAAGATGTACGGGTGTTAAATGTGCTTCCTGCTGAAACCCATAGCAAAAGGGTTAAACCGCTTGATGTGCCAATAGTTTTTCCTGAAATGCTTGGCACGCTTAAAGTTATTGAGTAACGAGCCCAAGAAGTTGTAAGGGTTACTGCGCTTCCTGTCGTAACGCCTGCACTTCCACCTGATCCAAAGTTTTGCTCGAACTCTGCAAATATCTTAGGAGTTCCAGTTGCTGCTTTAGCCCAGAATGAAATTGTGGCTGTTTGACCAGCAAGCGTACGAACATCCTCAATAACTTGCTGAATAATTGTGTAAGTACCTGCTGCAGTCTGTCCAGTAGTTACGCATCGAAGATAATTCTTTCCTTCATAACCTGCTACTGGTGCTGTGCCTGCAGTAAATGTCTGTGCAGTAAAAGTTCCTGTGCCAGTTCCACCACCGACTGCGTTGATAAAGCGGTCAAAACCATAATCATAAGAAGTGCTGCTAGTAAAACCGCGTTGATTAACATAAAAGTCACCATTGATAATTTTGTTCTTGCCAGCAGTGAAAGGGTTCACATTGGCGTTAATTGTGCCATTTGTATCATTAACATCCGATGCGGAATAGACATCTCCATTCGCATAGGTCGTTTTAAGCGGAAGTCCAACAGCCATTAGCACACCTCTTTCATAGGGTCAATTCTAATACATAACATCGAGTAATGGTTCCTGTGTAGCAAAAGTCGTCACCCATGTGTTAGGGGTTATTGTGTGGGCTATGCCCTGAATCTGTAGCTTCTTTTGGATAGTTGATCCACCAGGTTGCTCATTGGTTATATCTACTGTGTCAAAGAATTCAAGGCTTAAGCCTGCTGTAACACCTGCTGAGTAGTTAGGAGTTACCAAGTCTAAAGTGATTGTTTCAATGCGAATAGAAGTTTCTTTGCGGCTATCAACATAAGCAGTTGCCAAAGCTAGGGCATTGGCATCGGTCTGCATCAACATATCGGATGCGGTGATGGATCGTGTGAAGTAAGCAGCGATAGATGTTGCATCTGAGTAAGTCTGTGCTGTGCCACCAATACGGGTCACAGTTGCCTTGTTCACGATTGTCTTGTCATCTAGAGCAAAGGTAATTCCTGCGTAGTTAATTCCTGTGCCTGTTTGATTAAATACTGTTGGACTTGCAGCTTGTGCATCATAGACAAATTGACGACCCTTGAAAGTTGCAACGCCATTCTCGTCAATGTAGAACGCGCCCTGCTCTGTGAACTCAGCAGTCTGGATAGCTTCGAGAACTGTGCGAGTTGTGCCTGGGTCTGCCACGCAAGTGGTTGCGCCTGTGCCAATACTGGTAAATGCAGGCGGCCAGGCAATCATGCTAAGGATAGATTGAACGCGCTGTGCGGTTGTCTGACCTGCTGTGCCACCTGTAACGGTTGTGACATTGGAGTTATACATCAAACGAAACGCATCGTAACAAATAAAGGTCACATAGCCTGTTTCCTGACCCGTTGGATAGGTATAGCGATATTCGGTGATGTAACCGCCAAATAAGCCATAAGTAACGCCGCCATAGATAGCAGATGCCTGAATCTTCCTAAGTGGCTGTAATAGCCCGTAATAGGGGCTAGAGGTGTTCTGTGGGTTGAAGTCACCGTTTGGATCAACGACTCTAATAGTTGCCTGACCTGACTCGTAATTATCCTGCAAAAGGTTGCGCCCTCTGCGAGTCGAGATGTTAGTGGTCTGAGCAGACACATCGACAATGACAGGAATGGCAGACGCTAGTTCAGCAAAGCCCAGTTGTGAAGTGCCCAAGATAAACGGATTACCGAATGAAGCTCCACCCGATAAATTTATCTTGACTGAAAGGGTTGCTGGTAACGCCATTATCTGTACGCAGTCGAATAGGAGATTGGGATTCCGGAAGCCTGGTTATTGTAAATGCCCTGAGTAATGGCATTGACTAAATCGCGCTCTGTGGTGACTGAGCCTGCGATATTGACTACAACCGAGCCTGAGCCTGCACCAGAAGTATTACTAAATTGTCCAAGTGACCTTTGTAATGCTGCGATGTCCGGCATTACTAAATCTAATTTATTGCGGATAACTTCTCTTTGTACATCTATTGGGGTATTTGGTCCCATTGTCATAGTTTGTAGTTGCTTTACCTGTGGAGCAACGGCATCTAGCATTGCTCTAATAGTTGCTCGAAGGGCTTCAATAAGTGACTTAAAAGCATCTTCACCTTCGTTAGCCTTCTTAATCATTCCTGCCATTGCAGTATTCTGATCATGGATGGCAATAAGAGATAACAAACGCATCTTTGTTTCTTCGCTTGTTGTTTGATTTAATGCTGCGTATAAGCCAATACGATCTACATCGAACTTCTTCTCTAATTCTTTCAGCGCTAGTTCATCGCCTGTAAGGGCAATTTTTCGAGCTGTAGCATTGTTATCGATTGTCTTTAGACTGTTTTGAGTCTTTTGTAATCTGAGAGCTTCTTTATTAGCTCTGTCGATAGCCATGCGCTGACCAGGTGATTGCGCTGGCGTGCCAGCATTGGCTGTTTTGCGACTAGCGCCAAGACGAGATAATGCACCAAAGCCTGAGAATTGAGTTCCTGCTTCTAGGACTTGTCCGATAAAGCCTGCACCTGGCAATGACTTAAGTTTGGCAGTAAGTACACCAATGCCATAGATGGCGTTACCAATCTGAGTAGCAAAACCTTCCATAGCAGATGTTGCTCCGCCAATACCGTCTTTGCCAGCAATAAGTTGCATAGCATCTAGAAGGTCTTTACCGATAATTTCTTTTGCGTTGTTAGATGCAACGGTGAGTTTAGCAATCGCGCCTGAATATCCTTCGGCAGCAGCTAGCGCCTGTCCTCTAAACTTCTCTGTAAGTTGTCCAAGAATGACATCCATGTCACCAGTCTTTAGTGTTGCTTTATCTAGTCCTGCACCTAAGCGGCTAAGTGCTGTTGTCTGACCCAAGAAGCCACGACTTAAAGCCGCTGATACAGCGCCTAAGTCCTTACCTGTACCTGCTGAGATGTCTAGGGCTAGGGCTAAAGCATCCTGTGACTTTTTAACATCGCCTGTTGCTGTAAGTAATGCTCTAAACGCTGGGCGAAGGTCGTCATCTAGAACGCCTGTAGCGCGTTGTAGGTCACCAATAAACTTCTCAACACCGATGGCAGCAAAGGCGTTACCTGTGTTGGCTAGGGCTAATGCTAATGATCGTGCAGCCTTTTCATCAGCTGCAAAAGCCTTCACAGCGTTCTTGCTAAACGCGTATAACTTAGATGCAGCAAAGACTCCTGCAAGTTGCTTGCCTAATTTAGCAACGGACTTTTCTAGTTTAGATGTAGCAGTTTCAGCCTGCTTAAATGCTCTATTGCCGGTGTATTCCGCTGCAATATCAATTACTACATTAGCCACTAGCGATTGCCTACCATTCTGTTAAAAGTCTTACCAGCATTGTCTATCGCTTTGAGAACGGCTTTAGTTGCATTGCCTTTGTCATTCTCCCAAGCTTTGTAAATCAATCTTCCACGCTCTTTGCCTGTGCCAGTTAGTGGGCCCATTGCCTGTGCAAAGTTAGGACGAGCCGATGGCTTTGTGCTTGGCGCTCTGCGACCTGCTGTTTCATAAATAGCACCTGCTGCTGAACGGTTACGAATCTGTGCTAATGCTGTAAAGCCTCTGCGATTAGGCTTTGATGGTGTTGTCTTGTAGCCAATACCACGCTTAACGATAGAAGCGTTAAACACAGGGAACTTGCCACCTTCTCTAGCCCAGTTGCTTAAAGGCGAGCCTGTGACGAATCCTCTAGCTTCTTTTACAACAGGCTTTAGGACTGCTGCGATTTCCTTCTGTGTTTCTTTGCCTAATTCAGGAGCGAACTTGCGAAGTGCTTTGCGAAGTTCAACGCCGCCTTTGA